CTGAAAGAGAAGTATTTTATGGTGGAGCAAGAGGCGGTGGTAAATCATATGCGATGCTAGTAGACCCGCTTCGTTATTGCTCTAATCAAAATCATAGGGCACTCTTAGTAAGGAGGACTATGCCAGAGTTAAGAGACTTAATTCAAAAGTCTCAGTTATTATACTCAAAAGCATACCCAGGTGCAAAATGGAGAGAACAAGAAAAAGAGTGGCGATTCCCATCAGGGGCAAAGATAGAGTTTGGTTACGCAGAGAACATGACAGACGCTTTGAGATACCAAGGTCAATCATACACATGGATAGGAATAGACGAACTTCCACAATATCCTTCGCCAGATATATATAATTTTTTAAGATCTTCTTTAAGGTCCGTTGATAAAGATATACCTGTTTATATGAGAGCAACAGGTAATCCAGGCAATGTGGGATCACAATGGGTTCGAGAAATGTTTGTTGAACCTAGTGAACCAAATACAGCGTTTGACGTAGGGATAGATACGCCTGTAGGTAAAAAGTATATTAGTAGAAGATTTATTCCAGCTAAGTTACAAGACAATCCTTATCTAATGCAAACAGATGATTATTATATCATGCTTGCATCTTTACCTGAAGTACAGCGTAAACAATTTTTAGATGGAGATTGGGATGCATATGAAGATTCAGCTTTTCCAGAATTTGGTAAAACAACCCATGTTGTTGAACCTTTTGAAATACCTAGAGGCTGGTATAAGTTTCGTGCTGCTGACTGGGGTTATTCTTCTCCTGCTTGTGTTTTATGGTTTGCTGTTGATTACAATAATAATCTATGGATTTATAGAGAATTATATACTAAAAAAGTTACAGCGGATTATTTTGCAAAACAATTTTTAGAATTAGAAAAAGGTGAGTATATTCACTATGGAGTATTAGACTCTAGTACTTGGGCAAGAAGAGGTGATGTAGGACCAAGTATTGCAGAAACAATGATACAAAATGGCTGTAGATGGCGACCATCAGATAGATCACCTAAAAGTAGAATTAATGGTAAACTTGAAGTTCATAAAAGACTTAGAATACAAGACAAAGAACCAGGACTAAGAGTATTTAAAACTTGTAGAAATTTAGTTAGAACTATAAGTACTTTACCAACAGACAATAAAAACCCTGAAGATGTAGATACTAATGCTGAAGATCATGCTTATGATGCATTAAGATATGGATGTATGAGTAGACCAACACATCCAAAATACGCAGAAAGATTTAGAACTTTTATTTCTCAAAATGATTTTCATGCAGCTGATAATAAATTTGGATACTAAGGGTGTCAAAAAAAATAAAAATACCAGAAACAAATAAAAAAAATTTTCCTTATACTTTAAATTTAGTATATTGGGAAGATATTGTTGGAGAAACTAACTGGGCTGATATAGTTGATATTAAAAAAGCTAAGACAGCTGTATGTTGTAGTGTTGGATGGATTGTAAAAGAAGATTCTAAATCTACTATTATAATGGCTGATTATAGTTTTGAAGATAATGGTGAAATAAAACAAGGTGGTAATTATACAACTATACCCACTAAAAATATATTAAAGATTAAAAAAATAAAAATATAACAGGAGACAGCAATGGAAGCAAAATTTGATCCAAAAGCTAAAGTTAAACAAGGTCAGTTAAGTGATGCACCTGAAGGCAAACAGCCTAACAGGGAGCATACTAATATTGACTTTTCTAAACACACGCACAGAAAACAAGAGCCGTTTGAGTATGATGTAACTGTACCAACTAAATCTGGATCTGAGCATGTAGAAGATTCATTGTTTAATATGGCAAATGAAAAAGACTACTAATGAGTCTTGGACCCACGAGTAATTTTATACCTGTTGTCTATGCAGGCACTAAGAAAAAAACTAAAAAAATTAAAAAGAAAAAAACAAAAAGGAGAAAACCCAAATGATGAAAAGATACATGCACGGAGAACTAGCACCAGATACACCAAAGGCAGCTAATGAGCCAATGGCAATAGATCCTAATGCTAAAGTTCAACACGGAGCTACAAGCGGTGATGGTAATGATGCTAAAGGTAAATCAAAATCAAAAGTAGATCCAGCAATCTTTAGAATGGCAGAAGAAAGAGATTACTAATTTAAATGCAAGAAGAAGATAAAAAAGATAATGGTGGCTATGAGTCCGAAGGTAGTCCTCTAGTTGGTTTAATACGAGATAAATTTCAACAAGCTGAAACATCTAAAATCTATGATGAAAAAAGATGGTTAAAAGCATATAGAAATTATCGAGGATTATATGGACCAGAAACTGCTTTTCGTGAAAATGAAAAGTCAAGAGTTTTTGTTAAGATAACTAAAACAAAAGTTCTTGCTTCATTTGGTCAAATAATTGAAGTTTTATTTTCTCAAGGTAAATTTCCATTAGGAGTATCTCCTACATCTGTACCAGAAGAGATTGCAAAAAGAGCACATCTTAAACCTAAACAAGGACAACAACCTCAAGAAGAATTGCAAAGTCCTTATGGTTTTCCAGGTGATGGTGCACAAATACCACCAGGTGCTACAGTAAATGAATTAATGAAAAACCTAAATCAAGAATATGAAAATTTAGGTTTTGAAGAAGGTCCATCATATACAGGTTCTCCACAAATAGAACCAGCAAGAATGGCTGCAGAACAAATGCAGAAATTAATACATGATCAACTTGAAGAAAGTAGAGCAATTACTATTATGCGTCATGTATTTTTTGAAATGGCATTACTAGGCACAGGAATTTTAAAAGGTCCATTTACAGACACAAAAGAATATCACGCATTTTCTACAGCAGAAGATGATGAAGGCAATGTTCAAAGAGTTCATGCAACTAAAACAAAAGCTGTTCCATCTATAGAAGCTGTATCATGTTGGGATTTTTATCCAGATCCAAATGCTACAAATATAAATGATTGTGATTATGTAATTCAAAGACATTCTTATAATAAAGCACAGTTTGAAGATTTAGCAGATAAACCAATGTTTGATAGTCAAGCTGTAAAAGAATGTTTAGAGATGGGTCCTAATTATCAAACAAGAGGATTTGAATCTTCATTGTATGATAAAGAAAATATTACATCTATTTATAAAAATAGATTTGAAGTTTTAGAATATTGGGGTATAATAGATAAAAAGACTGCAGATGAATGTGGATTAATGTATCAATCTAATGCAGATGTAGTGCATGTTAATGTATGGGTATGTGGTAATAAAGTTTTAAGAATGGTTGAAAATCCATTTACACCAACTAGATTACCATACTTAGTATGTCCTTATGAATTAAATCCTTATCAATTTTTTGGAATTGGTATTCCAGAAAATATGGAAGACTCACAAATGGTTATGAATGGTCATGCAAGAATGGCTATTGATAACTTAGCACTTGCAGGTAATTTAGTATTTGATGTTGATGAAACAATGCTAGTACCTGGACAAGACATGAAAGTATTTCCTGGTAAAATATTTAGAAGACAAAGTGGTCAAACAGGACAAGCAGTACATGGATTAAAATTTCCCAATAC